TATTTAATATTAACTTATACTGCTCAGCACTAATTTGTTTATTCCTGAATGTGATTTTCTTCATTGTAATAGCGCGTTCATATATTCTATCAATAACTAATTGATTAGCCTCTGTTGTCCCTAACCACTCGTGGTAGAGTTCAAATCGACCATTTAAACGTCCATCGTCCCATTCAATATTAGCCGCATATTCTCGGTTTAAGAGTTCCTGTCGGAGTTGGCTAAATCGATGATGGATATACTTTAACTTATTATAAAAGAATTTAACATGTCCAGTTCCTAGGGTAAAGTTCTGTGGTAACTTTGACGGATCAACTGGATTCTTTGTGGCCAACGCCGTAGTTCTTAATATCTCTCGATATTCGGCTACTAGATGTTGGTCGCAAAGAGCGGCTGGTGGAATTGTGCCGTTGATTCTAGTCATTAGATTTTACCTAGAGTTCTACGATAATTTGTAGCTCCACGGTAGATAATTTCCATTCTTTTTTCTGGATCCATTTCTAGGATACGTTCAGTTTTTGTAGAAGTATAAACGTTGCCATTCCAATTAGTATATTCAGTTGGAACTTGGCGAGTTTTATTCAATTGGTAAACTGTGTTGATGACATTACCTCTCCAATTTCGAGCAGAATATTTACGACGAACATAGCCACTTTCATAGCTCATATAATCGCAATTTGCAATTGGGTCGTGGAAACATACGGTACCGTTATCGGCTTGACGTTGACTTGTTACTTCAAATAGTCTAAGTGATTGTGCTTTGTTCATGTGATTTTAGTTTTAATTTGTTATATGTAATTAGCTTCTGTATCTTAATTCATTTTCAGTACAACGGAATCTCTTTCCAGTAGAAAGGTCCACGTAAGTTTGAGGTTTGCTAAGTTCTTCACTTAATTTGCTAACACTCTTGATTTTATCTAGACCAGCTTGGTGAGCTGATTCTTCAGTTGCATTTGTGCTGTACTTCATGTGAAACTCATAAGAAGTTTTGTAAAGTACTTTGTTAACTCCGGTTAATGTTTGAAAGAATGCGTTCATCTTGTATAAGTTTTAATTTGTTATATGTAAATATAAACATAATTTTTCAAACCCGAAACTGTTTAATGAATTATTTTCAAAAAAGTTATTAACAAATTATTACAGAAATTGCAATGATTATTACGAACCATGCTACGATTCCGATTGTTACTGCTGTGTCTTGTGTTTTATTGTTCATTTTCTTCAATTAATAAATATTTAAATCCATTTAATTCTTTGACTACACCCGACTGGATTATGGCAGATGCTAGTTCTTTACTTTGAGCGGCAATCAAGTTGATTGTCTGTTCCATGTAGATTATTTTCATAGTTCAAAAGTTGGTTTTAACCATAAACCTCGACCAAATACTAAGTCAATAAATCCTGGAATAGAGTGATTATCAACAAGACTTAATACTTTTATAGTCATTGGTGTATCTTGTTTCATCATTTTGAAAACTTCGTCTCTAATTCTTTCAGCGCTAACAGTAGTCTTTAATTTCTCTAAGATTTCTGGTTGAGCCATTGCCATCCAAATATCTTCATGAATGCTAAAACCTTTAGTGATTTGAAATCTTAAGGCTCTTAGGATTCTCAATGGATCGTCCATCATCGTCTGCTCGGCTGGAAGTGGAGTTCTTAAGATTCCAAGTTTCAAATCGGCTACTCCGCCAAATGGATCAATAATCTCTCCATCAACTGATTCGGCGATGGCGTTAACTGTAAAATCTCGACGTAGTAAATCATCATGCAGAGTTCCAAGTTCCAAGATTGGTCTACGAGTTCCTTCAACATATCCAACTTCTTTACGAGCCATTACGAAATCGGCTACCATACCATTAAATTGATGGTCTTTTGGAAATCTTGCGCGAATTGTGAAACAATCTGGAGTACTTAAGAAAATTTCAAATCCTCTTTCAGTCATCCATTCAGTCATGATTTGGAATCCTTGTTCTACGGTCTCGTCTAGTTCGTCTAGCACAAAAGTAAAATCAATATCCTTAGAATCGACTCCAAGGAATTTATCTCTTACACAACCTCCTACTTTAAATATCTGTGGCACTTTCTTTTAGTTTTTTAATATGTTTACAATCTCCTCTGTGGAAAGATGCTGAAGGGCAACTACAACTCCAATCTCCATTCTGGTTTTTAACTTCGTAGAAGTTACCCGGCTTAGAAGCTTCAACTTTGTAGACCTTTGAGACTAGTGTTTTCGTCACTTCTGGAGTCTTTGTTTCTCGTGCAACATAATCACTCATATCAAACTCTACTTGTTCGCGAAGGGTTCCAGCTGGAACAGGGTACCAACCCGGACATATATAAGTACCACTTAGGGTATTTACAAATCCAAAGACGGTACCATACTGTCTGTGTGGTTTGATAATGAACTTCTCCATTAATCTGCGTTTAATTCAAGTTGACATAACTTCATTGGTTTTCCAACATTGTATACCAATCCGCTGAAGAACTTAAGTCCTTTGATGGTTGTATCATCAGCCTGTCCAAGGGCTCCCATTAAGTTGTTACTAACGAATGCTTGGACGAATCCACCACCTTCATAGCCTATTTTCCATTTTGTACAAAGGATCGAGGTTCCGATTCTGATGATATGAGATTTCTCATTTTCACTAAGGTTTTCTAACTTACACCATGTGGTGTTTGCATCGTAGAATTGTTTTACTTCTTTTTCTACTAGAGAGATTTGATCTTGGATGTTCATAATTGTTATTTTTAATTTGTTATATGTAAATATAAACAAAATAATTGACATAAAAAAATATTTATGCAATTATTTTTAAAAGGTTATTCCCATGCGGCGATTAGACCTTGATCCGCTGCTTCAGTTTGGCGCATCATCATGATTTCTGCACCAGTTTCAGTATAGACTGGGTATTCCCAAAACATTTTGATTTGGTCATTCCAAGATGTGTTACCGATAAAACTGTTTGTCTTATCATTATAAAGAGAAACACATTGGTCAGGATTCGCAATACGAATCGGCTCAGCAAAGGCTTGAGCTTGTGTGAACGTAACATTCTCCAATGTCCATTCTTCCATGTGCATTTTAACTAGACCATCGAAAAAATCCGGATTGTCATAGTAATTATCAGAACCAGTCTGTTTAAGATATTCTGCTCTGATTAGAGCGTACTGTTCAGATGAAGGACTTAAAGAAATTCTAACTTGTTTTTGAATTGAATTCATCATAATGTTTCTTTGTTAATTTGTTATATGTAAATATAAACATAATTTTTCAAACCCGAAACTATTTAGTGAATTATTTTCAAAAAGTTATTAACATTTTTCTAGTGAATTGTATTTTCAACTCGGCGATCCCATCCGATATGTTTGACATAACCATCTTGGTCGTTCATTGTCATTGAAACGAATCGGTAGCCTAAATCTCTGTAGTACTTATCAACCCAATGTTCTTTTCCAAATTGACTATAACCACCTGACCCAAGTTTAAAATAATCTTTCATTCTCTTTAGTCCTGGATTGTATGAGAAACCTGCATAATTTATTACAGTTTCCTTCTCTCCATTTTCTAAAACTTGGCCGGTATAGAAACTAGTAGGGACAACACTACGAAATGGAATACCATTCTCAGTATAGAATACCTCGGAGTTAATCGCATTTAAGATACCATCTGCCTTTGGCCGAATCCATGCTTGTAAGATTTCTGGTCTAGATTCTAGAAGAGCCATTGATTTTTCAATGAATCCGCCAGCATAGAATTCCCAATCATCTTCACAATGAAAAACATAGGGTGTTGTGATTTGTGAATAAGCTTGGTCGATTGTCCTGCTTTGACCAAGCTTATTTTTGTTAAATATAAATTCTAGCATTCCGCCATATTTTTTATTTAACTCTTTACATTGTTTGTAAATCTTTGGATCTGCTGAATCTTCGGTTATAATATACCTTTCGATAGGACATTGATTAAATTTCAAGAAGCTATCAATAGTTCTTTCTAATAGGTCCAGTCGACCGCAACTTGTAATTAAAAATGTTACCATATTATCCAATTGAGGTTTCGCTACCGTGTAGTCCAAAACCTACTTTTTTATTTTTGCTCTTGATTCTTGGTTTAATTTTAAAACCATTTAACCTTTCAATAGTTTCTTCAAACGTATTATCTAGAGTCATGACTGAAATTACCAATTCTCTCATGTGTGCAAGAGACATTCCTTCGCTTTTTTCAACCCATTCAGTAATATTAACCTTCTTAATATCTTCTTTGGTTAATTTATTACGCAAATAAGATTCTCTAACTTCAGCGGTCGGCATTTCAACTTCATATCTTCTGTCAAAACGAGATGGACGATTTGAGATTCTCTCCTCTAACTTCTCTGGGTAATTAGTTGTTGCAATATAAACAATATTGTCAATTTGTTTAACACCATCCAGGATGTTTAGAATTAACGAGGTATTGTATCTCTCTTCACCTGCAATAGAATCAATATCCTCTAAGATAACAATGATTGGTCTATTTGGCTCGATTAATCGAATTGAATCAATAAACTCGGTATATTTCTCGATTGCGTCAGCATTTGTGATATTAATTACAATACCATTCATGTTTTTTATCAAGTGATTTGTACACAGTTGAATGATTCCAGATTTACCGCAACCTGGTTCGCCATATAATAAAATACCTCTCTTGTGTACAAAGTTGTATTCCTTGTACTTTTCAGCGTTTGCCCAGAATTTACTAATATCTTCGATGATGTCAATAATTTCTTTTGAAGGTAATTCAAACAACTCATCGCTGTTTACTGGTTTATGGACCATAATCGGAGAACCAATCGAGTGATCGTATTTAATTTCATAAAAACCAGCTGGTAACTTCGCAGTTGTTGGAAAACTTGGACCATACTTGCCATTTCCTAAAATCGACCATTGAGTGTAACCTTTCTCTAATTCTTTCTTCTCTTCCTTTTCTTTTTCTGATTCTCTCTCATACTTAATCATTTCAAGAGCAACTTCGTGATCTGTTATTTCGTCATCGTGGTCTTCCACGTCATGGATTGATTTCATTGAATTTTCTTTTAAGTTTTATATTAAATTATCTACAGTTCTTTAATCCCACCAGCCGTTTAATCCGGTTCCATTGTACCAATTGTTCCAAAGATCGCCATTTTTACGTTCTTCTTCAGTTGCATTTTTTACAATCTTTTTATATTCAGCATGATTTTGACCCTCTAAGATTGTAAAAAGCTCTTTCCATTCTTGCTCTTCGATTTGACGAGATCGATTAAATACTTTACGGTTATGCTTCTTTTCAGCAGGAGTTTCATTCTCTACCAATCGACTAAAACCTGGTTTATCTGGAACATCTTCAAATTCCCAATCTCGCTGATACAATTCTCCTAATTCAGCTTCGGCCATATCGACATAGTTGCTCTCATTATAATTTTTAATGAGTTCAACAGCTCTACGCATTGCTGCCACTTTTTTCATTCTTGATTCTTCAACCTCATTTCCTCTAACTTCCATGTTATCAGACATGTTAGTTAATCCTGTTTCTAAGAATACTAGGGTTCCATGATGATCCCACCAGTAATAACTAGCTAGAGCCTTTCTAAAAAGCCAAACATTTTTTACAAAACGACCAATGTCTCTTCTAAAAAAATTGTAAAATTTATAAATTTTCGACTCTTGCCAAATTAACTTCTTAAGACTCTTTCCAAAAGAATCTGCAAATCCTATTTCCATAATTTTAATTTTTAAATAAATGTAACTTCGTTGGTTTCTGGGTTCCAGTCAAACGTGACTGGTTTATTGACATAATCATATCTTTCGTTTAGAATAGATGCGTTAAAAAAATGTGTCTGTCCATCGAACTTATAACCATAACCGCCATGGATATGACCACAAACATGAATCTTTGGTCTAGAAACTGTATCAATATGATGCCTTAATAATGGACACCCTAAGTTAGGCTCATTATATGGAGGTCCACTCATATCTAAATGTCCTTGTGCTGGACCATGCGTGATTAAAATATCGGTGTCAGTTGGAATTGCGGCCCATTTAGCTTCTAATTCTTTTCCTTGACGAGGCAAGTTAAATGCCCAATTGTAAAATTCTGGTTGCCAAGGACTACCGTAAATTTTAGCAATTTCATTATCATCTCCAGCTTCAATCCAATCATCCTGTAAATAATCAATCCACTTATATGAATTAACAATTTCCATTGCCTTTTCTGGTACATTTTCAAACATTCGATCATGATTTCCAGCAATAAAGACTTTATGGTGATATTGTTCTAAGCCATCAAACCATTTGCAAAAATCTGTAATGTCGGTTGCATTATAACCTGAGTTCATAATGTCTCCAGCATGGATTAACAAGTCTCCACCTGGAAGATCTGTTTTGTCCCAATCTAATTCGTCGTGTTTAGTGTGCGTATCTGAAATTAGTGTGATTCTCATTTGTATGTTTTCTCTTTATTATATTATCAAATTTCGATTTGTTTACACATACTGAAATTCTTCCATAAGAGGCCAAATCCTAGTTTCTATCTGTTCATCCGTGATATACTGGAGTTCAGATAGCATACCATTAATAATATCATGTGCCTCATCTGTTAGTTGATACTCGTTGATCCCGATGATTTCGGCGATATGCCTTAGAGGCTGTTCATTGTCAGAAAATATTGCTAATGTTCCGAATGTTTCTACTGCGTTTTTAATTCTGTTTCTCTTTTCTATCATATGTTTATTTATTACTATACAAATATAAACAAAATATTTGACATAAAAAAACTTTTAGTGATTTATTTTTCAATAAGTGAAAATAAATATCGAAACCAACTAAAAATATTAAACCAACATTATGGCAAAGGCAAAAGGTGGAGCTGGTCCTGCAAAAGTTCAGTTCGGAAAACGTAAAAGTGGAAAAGCTACTAAAGGTAAAAACAAACATACCAGAAAAGTAAGCAAATACCGCGGTCAAGGACGTAAATAAGAAAAGCTCTCGAAAGAGAGCTTTTTCTTTTATAAGTGGTGCCTAACTTATAATTAATCTATTTTAGTTCCGCAACTTGGACAGAATTTCCAAGTTTGTTTCTTCATTCTAGTTCCGCATCCAGAACAATAATTTCTAAGATCTGAAATTTCTGCTGGTTTATTAGATTCTGCTAGAATTTGCATGTAAACAGTTTCACATGGATAATTTTCAAATTCCATAAATACTGATGAGAAATTCTGATTTGAACTAGAGCCTTTTTCAACTCTACCAGTTTCATAACTTGTACTTAATGTAGGTTCACCGGGTAAACTAACATTAGCAGTAGAAGAAGAATAAAATGCTGCATTTGTGGTTGTAGAACCTCCTACGAAATTACTGGTATTTGTTGTGAAAGAAATATCTCCATAGTAAGGTGTAGGTGTTCCAGTGTTTGGTGTATTCCAACCTCTCCAACTTGGATTTACGTTAACAACGTATCCTGAATTTTGTACAACCTTTTCTCTGTAGTAAATTACTTTAACTGAACCGTTGTTTTTGATAGCATTTAGAACTTCTTTATCGGTACCGTCAACTTCATAAGTTCTAAAAACAAATTTGTTGTTTGTGTCGATGTAGCGTTCTAAGAATACTCTTTGTCCTGGTTTTAGGACTAATCCACTCTCTGAAATGATCGCGTCATTCATCCAGATTTTTGCAAGTACAGAGTACTCATAAGGATTAAATAATTCGATTTGAAATTCATCGCCGTCTTTTAAATATACGACATTTGAATTTGTTGGGCTCTTGTAAGTTTTGAGCCTGCTGTTTTTTACGGCAACGTGAGCCGAATTTGTTGTTGTATTCATTGTTTTACCATTTATTTTAAAACCCTTTTACTACCTTTAGGATAGTTCTAAAGCCATTATTGACTCAGGGCCTCAAGTGTGTTAGGCACCACTTTGCGGAAAGAGTAGGATTCGAACCCACGGTACCTTGCAGTACGTCAGTTTTCAAGACTGATGCGATAGACCAACTCTGCCATCTTTCCTGTTATTAATTTATATATGCTTTTTAGAAATTGTTTAGGTTTTAAAATATTAAAAACTAACTGATGTTCCAGTAGATTGATTTGCACTTTTAACTTTAAGTGTAACATCAGCTAATGCGGTTTTGAAAGCAGCAACTATTTGTGCCGGAGTAACTTGATTTGCGGCTGGTGATGCTGGTGCTCCAGGTTTTGCAGGTACTCCAGCTTTTGCGTTTGCTGCAGCCATTGCAGGGGATGGATTAACCGAACTTGGTTCAACTGGCGCAGCTGTACTCTTCTTAAACTCTTCAATCATCGTTGATAGATTCTTGATTGCTTCAGTAAGGGATGCACTCATTTGATTAATAGAACCAGCGCCTTTATATCCAGAAAGATATGCAAGCCCTTGGAACATATCACTTGTAAATTTCAAGTTAACTTTGTCAAATGAATTTAAGGTATCTTTAAGTCTACCCATATCATCAACGTATTTCTTGAAGTTGTCTACGAATTTAACCCATGGATCAATATTCTCTGCGATTACTTTCATTTTATCAGCAACGTTTCCTAAGACTAAAACAAATTTACCTTGTTCATCTGCATTTTCTCCAGCGCTTGAAAGAGCACCAGTCATTCCAGAAATAATTCCTTGAATTTTAGTATTTAATGCAGCTGGATCAACATTAGTTTCCATGAATGTTTTAGCAGCATCTGCAATCTTCTTAATTGGATCTGCAAAACTTTGAACAATTTCAACACCATCTTCGATTTTAGAAGAACCAAACCAACCCCAATCATTTTGAGCGTCTGGATTATTTCCAATCTCTCCCATTGTTCCTGTTAATGCAACCACAAGAGATCTGATATTATCAGTAACTTTTTTCATGGAATCTGCTCCTAGGGATTCATAACCTACGATTTTTCCATTTTGATAAATTGGAATCTTAAGATCTGCAAAAGCCTGAACTCCTTTGGCTATTTCAGAAATAGCGCTTCCCATACCTTGAACAGCTCCAATACCATCTGTTACTGGATTTCCTCCACCGCCAAAAATCATTTGCGTAAAGCTCTTCTGTCCTCCAGGATACTGAAGTCCTATTTCGCCAAATACGGTACTTAACGAATCTACAATTAATTTGATGTTATCATTAACTTTTCCAAAAGTATCTGAATTTAAACTTTGATAACCTATAACTTTAGTTCCTTTATAAATCGGGAACTTTAAGTCAGCCATTGATTGTACTCCACCAGCAATACTGGTTAAAACTTCTCCCATTCCCATAGTTGCGGCAATACCGTCAGCTACTGGAGATTGTTTTCCACTTCCAAAAACGCTAGAAAGGAAACCTGCTTTACCTCCAGGATATTTAACTCCTAATTCACCAAATGTTCTACTTAAAGAATCTACAATTAAATTAATATTAGTATTTAATTTTCCAAATGTATCGCTTCCCAGTGTATAATAACCTGTAATTTTGGTTCCTGTGTATATTGGGAACTTTAAGTCAGCCATGGATTGAACTCCATAAGCAATTCCTGATAGAGCGTCTCCCATTCCCATTGTTGCAGAGATACCATCAGCTAGAGCAGATTGTTTTCCTCCGCCAAAGATACTAGCAAATAAGCTTTTACGTCCTCCTGGATATTTAACTCCTAATTCAGCAAATGGTGTTGCGATTGACGTAATTAAGTTACCAATTTGAGTTGGTAACACAGCGTAGTCTATTTTTAAATCTTGAATCTTTTTAATACCGTGTGATATTGTAGCCATTGCTATTCCAGCCATAACCATAGCTGGCGCAGTAGCATACATTGATGCAATTGAAACGGGACTAAGAGTAAATGAATTAGCAATTGATAACATCATGTATTCCATATTACTCATCTTTCTTCCACCACCAAATCCCATAAATCCTTCAGTTACTTCTCCAGAATCTCCAAGCATTTTACTCATATCTGCGCTATTAAATAGTGCAGCCATTGCCGCTGCTCCAAGAGCAATTGCAACTAATGCTACTCCAGCAACAATCATTGCGCCTGCTCCAGCAAGAATAAATGGTGATGCTAATCCAGCAACTCCCATAACTAATCCTACTCCAGTAACTAATGCACCAATTTGAGCAATTGTAGTCCAACCTGATTCATCTGGTTTAACCGCTGCTGCAAATAGATTAACTGCTAATCCTAATAATATAATTGGGATTGCAGCAACTATCATTACGAGTGCTCCTTCAAATATTGTCACTGCTTGTTTACCAGCTAAATACATTACCAGTGCTACTCCGCCAACCATTGCTCCAATCATTAACAATGTACCCATCGGATCTCCAGTTGCTTGTAAAAACTGATCAACTAACATAACTGCGAATCCTAATAAAACTATTGCTCCAGCTGCAAACATTAATGCAATACTGGTAGTTCTTAATGATTTATCAACTCCTAATTTATCAAGCGCAAAAAACATTAAACCAATACCAAGAACTACTGCTCCAACTAGGAACAATGTTTGGATTGGGTTGTCCATTGCGTTTATAATAACTTCAAATAATAACAATCCTATTCCTAATGTTACAATTGCTAAAGAGGCAAACATTAATGCTTTACTAGTATCTTTCATGGATTTATCAATTCCCATCTTATCTAGCAAATAGAATACTCCTCCGATTGCTAACAATGAAATTACAATATATGGCAATGCCATTATACCAACTGGATAGAGAACTGATGCTAATACTAAAGCAACTCCAAGTATTAATATTGCCTTTCCAACTCCGCCCATTGCGATTAATGCCTCTTGTGTTTTTTTATCCGATAGTGGTTTTGCAGCAATTTGTAAAACTTTAGCTATAATGAATAATGCTAAACCAAATAAGGGTGCTGCAATTGCTCCTATTATCAAGAGCGGTGTTGCTAAGAACAAATATCCAGCAAATTTAAGAATTGCTGGTCCTATTTTTGAAATAGAATCAATTGTTAAAACTAGAGCATCTGCCTTTGCTTTAAATTCTTTACTAGAACCTTTCATAGATTCAATTGCGTTCACAATTGCTTCTAATCCTTTTCCAATTCCTTGTAATCCCTTGCCTCCTAAAACTTTAAGTGCTACTGCATTTCCAATTCCAGAACCACCTGCAGCTCCTCCACCTCCACCTTTACCGGCTTTGGTATTTGCTGCGATTTCTTTTAATAATTTTAACTCATCTAGTCTTTGTTTAAATTGAAGAAGGTTGGATGCCTGACCGCCGGTGCTAATCGATTTTGCAGTATTCGTTGCGATAGTTTTTAACAACTTTACCATCTCGTCAACTTTACCAAAAAACGCACCACCTGGAGAAACTGCTAATGCAGTAACTCCAGTTGAAGTGCTAATAAGTTGTAAATTGTCGACCGATAGTCGCTCAAAAGGACTTTTGAAAATACTCAAAATCTATACAGTATATTTTTTACTATATATCAAGATTAAAACTTAGGAGTCTTGAATGAAGGTGTTTTAAATGATGGAGTTTTCATACTTGGCATTTTTTGTTTTGCCATTTTTTGAGGATCTCCATATTGCTGCATTGCTGCACTTTCTTCACCTTTTTGTCCGTCGTTCTGTTTCTTAATATATTCTGCGAGGTCTTTTACTATGTACCAATATTCGTAATAGTCAAGCTTATCGATCTCAGATGGTTGTATATGCAGATGATACATGAGATAAAACTTCGTCTTAAAGAAGTTCTCCAGCGATATCTTGAACAACGAAAAGAGATTTGATCCCGTCGCGAAAGCCGATAGTTACGAGAACCTCCTCGTCTCCGAATGGTACCAGCATTTCTGGTTGTACTCCAATTCTCATTTTTTCAGCAAGTCTATATACTAATGAATATTTTTGTGTATTCCAACTATGGAAATCAACTTCTCCTTTAAAGATTTTCTCATCTGTAAAACCTCTCCAATCTAATGAGATATAAGGTAAGATTTGTAGGTAAGATTGATCCCACTGTTTTTTCTCAATTTGACGAACTTTAATGTAATTCGTAATGGCTTCCATAACTCCAATCGAAGGTGGACGCATCATAATTACACCAAAACTTTTTGTTCTAATAGCGAATGCTCTAGCTTCTTCGTCATAATATTTTTCAATTTCTTCAGTTACCTTAGACAATTGAAAATATTGTGCACTAATTTCAGCATCGAATTCTTCACCATCTTTAGTAGAGGCTTTTACCGTTAACTTAGATTCTGGTTCAGGGAATGTTAGATCTCTGATCGATAATAGAATATAAATTCTATCCTCTTCTAGAATATCTTTGTAAGATAATACTTTGGTACCAGAATTAAATCTTGTACAATTTTTTACAATGTGATTTAATTTGTCTTCAATGTCTAACAAGTTACCTTCATCAATAGTTGAAAAATGTCTAACTTCAGAAACTTGTGCAGGTCTAATTGCTAATTTAGAACCAACTGGATAAAATCTACCACCTGACGGTAATGTAGAAATATCAACATTGTGGAAACCTAAATGCATGTCTGGATCTAATGCCTTTTGAGTTGCATAGCGGTCCATGTTTACTTTTCCTAGGTCAAGTCTTTCTTCATGGTTTTCTTTTTCTTCTACCATTTTACGGTATTGTTCTTCCGAATTTTGTTCGTTGTCTTGGTTTTTGTTGCTCATATTACTTTGATTTTAAGTGTTTAATTTTTGTTTTGTCCCATTCTTTTACAAGATCGGGTCTTCTTTCGATTTCAAGTCTTATTAAATGTCTGATAAATGCGGAAATTGATATTGGTCTTTGGTCATTTTCGATCGCATCATTTAGAATAATGATATTAAGCTCTTGAACCTCCTCATCAGTTATTAAAACCTGAAGTTTTTTAGTTAGTTTATGTGACATAGATTATTTTAATAACATATTATATATTTGGTTCAAAAAGAAAGGATGGCTTGCACCATCCCTTCGGTGTTGTAAATTATGCTAATACTTCTTTAAAAGTATCGCATCTGAATCCTACTTCTAATGCTGCAGGATCTCCTGATTCATAACTTAATTCGTTAGTGAATGGTAGACCTGATTTAATGAAGCAATCTTCTAAAGTAATTGTTCTGTAAATATCTCCAGCTCTATTGAACTGAACGATAACTAGAGTTCCAGTGTAGTCTTTCTTAAGACCCATAATACCGTTTTGAGGATCGTAAGCTAAGTTATACCATTCTCTCATGGTTTTGTAAAGGTATGCTTGATTAGAATCATTTAAGTTCAAAGAGAAGTTAATTGTAATGTCCAATGAAGTACTGTCTGGCATACCAGCATAAGAACGGGTTGCGAACTTATATTTTTGTGTTACTTCTGCAACTTCTTTATATAGATCCAATCCACCGATACTGTTTACGTGTTGTAACAGCAACGGAGCACCTTTTACACCAGATGGAGGAATTATGGTAACTTCGAAGAGGTTAGCCTGTACTGGTTCCCATTGTGAACCTTTTCTACTTGTCTGGTCTTGTGAATAATGTGGTAGTGCCATCTTGTTCTTTATTGTTTTTTTATATATTCTAATTTTTAGCTAAAGTTTCCAGTAGAGATTTCGCCAGTGTTTAATACTGTAGTTCTGTGAACAACGATTTCTAATCCTTTTACTGGTTCAACAAAAGTATCTAGGATACCGATGTTGTTATCAATAACTTCGTTTGTGTTATTTGTTTGATCGATAACGTTTTTAAAGTCATAAACTCCTTGGTCAGCTTTAACTGATTCCATAAAGGCATCTGCTAAAGTTTTAATTTCAAGTCTTGTTTGTGCTGTATTAAATTCGAATACGTAACCTTTAAGAATGTTAGCCATTCCTTCTTGGATGTAAATCAATACTTCTCTTACGTGAGCAGATGAAAGTGCAGATTTAACTGATTGTTGACCAGTTTTATTTCCAAGAACTGTTAAACCAACTCCTCTTTGGAAAACGATTGGGTTAATACCAAATGGTTCAAGAACATCTCTGTCCGTTTTATCAAATGCGTATTCAACTCCAACAACTCCAGTTCCAGAGATAACTCCTCTTCTAGATCCAGCAACGATTGACCAAGGTAAAGCAGTTGAGTATTTATCAATGTAATTGTTAGATACGTAAGCTGCTGGTGGTACAACGATGTCTTTACCATTTTCTCTGATTGTTAAACCAGGTCCGTAGTAGAATGCATAATTTGCTCCATCATTAATAGAAGGTAATGTATAGAATGCAGTAGGATTCTTATCTAAGTTTCCTCCGTCTTTTAAGTAAATTGTATCGAATGATCCGTTCTCATCTGTGAAAGATGGATTAGTTGATTTTTTGAAATCAGCTATAGTTGGTGCGTTTAAGATAGCGGATACGTTTTGTCTTTGGTGTGCTAAGAAAGAAAGTTCTTTCTTGTTTTGTAAACCTTCAACAGTATCATATGAACCGAATGTATCAACAACATATCTGTAAAGAATTAAATCTTTGTCAGCTAGAGCGTTGAATAAGTTAGTTCCACTTAATGCAGTAAGAGCATTTGTGATTGATTTATCTCCAATTGTTGCTTTACCTAAAATAAATGGTTTGTAAACGCTAGTAGCTTCTTCGAAAGAAACAACATATTGTCCGCCCCAAGTGTTTGATAGGTTAGCATCAGTTGTAATTGTTACTACTGTGTTTAAACCAACAACTGCTTTAGATACTGATTTGATTTTAGCAAGTCTTCCAGCTATTGCAGAAGGAACGTATTGTCCTTTCTTAAGAGTTACAGTAGAAATTGCTGCAGCATAAGTGATGGTGAAAATACCAGCTCCTAAGTTTGCGTAAGTTCCAGATACTGAACCGTTTCCAGCAAGATTGGTTTCGCTTAAAGCGTAATCAACAACTCTAGAGTTTGTGATTGTGAATTTTTTAAATGAAGCAACTCCGTTTAATGTAGATGAAATAGCTCCTTCACAAGTAACTGTTGTTACTGTGTTAGTATTTACTCCATTTCCAGCTACAACAACTACTGATGTTACTTCAACGTATTCTACTGTTCCGTTAGGTCCAAGAGTTGCAGACTTTAAAAAGTCTCCAACTGAAATTGATGCTGAAATATCATGAGGTGCTGTTAATGTAGAACCAGAAACTGTAGTTGTTGCTGCTCCAGCAAATACTAATGCACCATTTAAAGTAATGGTTGTTCCAGCTGAAGGATTTAATGTTTGATCGATAATGTATGAAAGTACTTCATAGTTTTGATCTGCATCAAATGTATGTCCAACTAAATCAACGTTAGTTCCAGTTTCTTCTTGTACGTTATTTTCATCGATTGCACAGAATAAACCAGTTCTTCTAGCTTCTGAGTTAATCATTGTTTCAACATAAAGGTTTCTTCCTTCCAAATCTTTAAAGTTAGGAATTAATGAACCTGTGTAAGAAGCAATTAAAGATACTTGTCTTAGGTTAGAAAATGCATCTAATTGAGTTTTAATTAAACCTTGAGCTGTAAAGTAATCTTTGTAAACTGGATCAGTTACTAAAGTAGCTGGATCGAATTCTCCTTTGAAAACAAAAACGTCTACCATGAAATCTGACAAATAATCTTTGTCGTTTAAGAATGCAGGTACATTACCTTCTCCGTACCACTCTCTAGCAGTAACGTCGAATGATGCAACATCTTGCGCTTTTCTTACGATAACAGTAATAGGCTCTTGCTTAATGTTAATTAAATTTAATAATCTGTTGTTGTCAGTACCAATAGTATCGATTACTGCCTCATCTGATGGAAACCAGAATTTGTCAGTGTTAAAGAATTTTGTGTACTCGTCAGTTCCTGAATCAGAAACTGCAGTTACGCTAGAACCATTTGTAGATGGTGAAGCGAAGTTAATAGTGTCTCCAGAGTCAAATGACGCTAGGTTTAATGCTAGGATAGGACCTCTTGTAAGAGTAGTAAGTGCTGATCTATGGAAGAACATTCCTTTTTTCTCTAGGTTTCTATCAATACCTCCGAAGATTGTATTAAAATCTTCAACGGTTTGAATAAAAACAGGAGTATTGTATGGACCTTTTTTAGAATGACCAACTACCAATCTGATAGTCTCTGTAGCAAAGTTAGTAGTTTGTGATTTATCGAATTCTAAACGATAAACACCTGAACTCTTGAATTGCAATAATTGAGGACTTAATGCCATGTTATTATAATGTTTTTTTCTTTATGTATATATCTGCTTCTATTTCTGATTTTATCTAAGTAAGCAAATCGTAGATGTCAAATTGTAGGTCTCCAGAAGAATCGTTGTCTTTATACAACACTTCTTCCATATAATCGTGAAGATCCTCATCAATAATATCTAACATTTCCTCGACAAAATCAGCATAGTCTGTAGTTCCAAAAAATTCAGTAGCGATAATGGATGACATAATTAAATCGTCGTGTCCCATTTGCGCTGAGTAGTTTCCGTTCTTGTTAACTCCAAATAGGGAGGCTTCATTCACAGTTTCTACTTCATTAATATTTATCCTATTCTCTTCGATTAATTTTTTAAAGTTTTGACAAAATATGGCTTTATTATCAGCCCTTAGTCTAAGACCTGGTTTTACTCCTTTCGAATCATGTCGATGTTTAAAACGAAGAATCATATCCTCATCGAAATCGTTGCGTTGAGGAAACACCGTTTGTAGGTATTTTAATAGAATTGTACCGTATGTATTAAATTCAATTAGCATTTTAACGTTCTCAGAATTAAAAACGTCAACTGCTAGTGTATATAATACTTTAGCAAAATCTTCGATAGGATGCTCGTTGCTCTTAAAAACTGCAACTTGATCTAATTTAAAGAAATCATACATTGCTCCAGGATTTGGAGTATCTTCTATTTCTTTTCTATTCTTTGCACTAACTTCAAAAATATTAACTACTGAGTAATCTCCACCTGAACCTTCTGCAATATCTACCGTAAATAACCAATATTTACCTTCTTCGTTTGCAGTTTCAATATCGAATTTAGGATTGAATCCTAAGAATCCTTTAACGTCAACATGGATATTTTCAAACTCTTCTAAGTCTTCAAATTTAAATTTGCTGGAATGTTTTCTTAATTTACCAAGAGATCCTGGTGAAAGTAAAAGAGAAGATGAACTAATAAATTCATTACCATATTGTCGGTTAAACGC